TGCTTATGGCGTTGCTCGGCCAGACACTGGCACTGTGACACCGGCCACCACATGGTCCTTGGACACATGGGGCGAGTATCTGGTGGCCTGCTCAGACGCTGATGGCAAGCTGTACGAGTGGCAGTTGGGATTCTCAACACCAACACTGGCGGCGGCTATCACCAATGCACCGACAGGTTGTGCGGCGGTGATGTCAACTGCCGAAAGGTTCATCTTTGCTTTGGGTGCGTCCAGCAATCCTCGGCTGGTGAAGTGGTGCGATCAGGAAGACAACACTGTTTGGACGGCTGCGGCCACCAACCAAGCTGGTGACTTTGAATTGCAGACGGTTGGCGCCTTGAAGGCTGGCAAGAAGGTGCGCGGCATCAACTTGCTCTTCACTGACGTTGACGTGCACACCGCCAGCTACATTGGCGCACCCTATGTGTACTCCTTTGAGAAGGCCGCCAGTGGCTGTGGCTTGATCTCTTCGCAGGCTGTGGCAGCCATTGACACTGCCGCCATGTGGATGTCTTCATCAGGCTTCTGGATATTTGACGGCTATGTCAAGCCACTGCCCTGCGATGTGTCTGACTATGTGTTCCAGAATCTGAACTACAACCAAGCCTCCAAGGTTTATGCGGTTCACAATTCCAAGTATGGCGAGATCTGGTGGTTCTACCCATCAAGCGCCAGCAACGAGGTTGATTCCTACGTCACTTTCAACTACCGCGAGAATCACTGGAATATTGGCTCCATGGCTCGCACGGCTGGCACTGACCGTGGTGTCTATTTGAATCCTCTGATGGTGTCAACTGACGGCTACATCTACGAGCATGAGGTTGGCTTTGCGTATGACGGCGGGACTGTCTATGCCGAGTCTGGACCCTTTGAGATTGGCCAGGGTGACAACATCATGTCTGTGCGTCAGGTGATCCCTGATGAGCAGACGCTGGGCGAGGTTGCCATCAGCTTCAAAACTCGACTGTATCCAACGTCAACAGAGACAACACACGGTCCATATTCAGCCTCGCAGCCGACAGATGCGCGGTTCTCTGGCCGTCAGGTGAAGATGATTGTGACTGGCGCACTGCTGGATGATTGGCGAGTTGGCGTCATGAGATTGGAAGCTGTGGCGGCGGGTAAGCGTTGAGCCGCACCGCAAAATAGAATACTGCAAAGGAAACGAACATGGCATACCGAGGCCCAGTAACAGTAGCACCAGAAGGTGCAGAGCAAGTTCTGTCACCAGATTTTTTGAAAACTGTTCCAAAAGAACTGCCCAAGGTAGTTACGAATGCAAGAACTGGTTTTAAAGAGGTTGCCCCATCTTTAGACCCAAGAATTCGTGCAATTGCACCTCCTGCACCAACAGGTACGGGTAGACAGGCTTTCAGGCCACCAGGACTTGATGGTTGGGAAATTCCATTGGACATCCCTGGACAACCCGCAACAGATGCGCGCGGCAATCCATTTCCAAAGTATGTGGCGAAATATAGTTCGGAGGGTGATTTCTTGGAAGTCACAACTGCTGACAAATATTTTGTAACCGCTGGACAAGGCGACAAAGACAAATACGTCATCCCAAAAATTGACTTGAATGGTCGATTGATTTCAATGGGGTCTGGCACACCAGAGCAACAAAAGAAAAGTATTTTTAGGGTTCTTGCTGATACGGCTTTAGAGGCTGCACCTTATTACTTGGCGGCTCTTACAGGCGCTAATTTGCTTGGTGGTAGCAGTATCTTTGGCGGTGCAGCTGGTGCTGGTGCTGGTGCTGGCGGTGCAGGAGCGGCTGGTGCAGGAGCCGCCGGTGCGGCTTCAACAGGCACTGGATTGCTATCTGGAAGTACTGGTGCAGGATTGACTGCTGCTAGTTCAGGCACAGGATTGAGTGTTGGAGGTTCGGGCCTAGGATTATCTGCTGGTGGGTCTGGCCTTGGCATCACTGCTGGCTCCGCTGGGGCTGGCACTATTGGTGCAGGATTGGGTTCAACACTTGCAGGAATAACCACAGGCATTGGCGCTGGCGCAGCAGCAGGCGGTCTTGGTGCAGGATCAGGTGCAGCAGGCGGCGTTGGTAGTATGCCTCCAGTTGATTATGGTCTTGGCAGTGTCACTCCTTTACCTAGCCCTAGTTTGGCAGGTTCTACTATGTCTCCAGTTGATTATAGTCTTGGCAATAATCCGACTTCTTTACCTGGCGTTCCAAGTGCTGCGGACAGTATGATGGGTTCACCTGGTGGTCCTGGTGGTGTCACTTTGCCTCCTTCTGGCGCTGGTAGTGGTTTTCCCACTGATTTTGATGGTTTATTAAAATTTGCAAAGGAAAATCCAAGCCTTGTGGGCGGCGCGATTGGGGCTGTAACTGGCGCAATTGATGCCGCCAATGCGCCTAAAGAGCAGACCACCACCACATCAATTGATCCCGACATCAAGCGTGAGTACATGGCTAATCTGGAGCGGGCCAAGGCTGCCGCCGCTGGTTTGGGTGTGCGTCAGTTCGCAGGCTTTACTGATGACTATGGTTTGGCCGAGACTCAACTTAAAAACCTTGGACTTGGCGGGAAGGGTCAGCAGACAACAGATGAGGCCGCAAGGCTTGCAATGATTGAGGCAGGGTTCACCCCGCAACAGATTGCGGCTGCACAAGCCAACCGTGGTGCTGTTCAAGATGTAACTGGTCAGCTTGGCTCTCAGTACATGGGTGCTTATTTCAACCCTTATGAAGAGCAAGTAGTCCAAGGCACTTTGGGAGATATTGAGCGTTCACGTCAGATGCAAGACATTGCCGACAGAGCCAGAGCCACTCAGGCTCGCGCCTTTGGCGGATCACGCCAAGGCGTTCAGTCTGCACTGACAAATGAAGCTGCATTGCGTCAAGCAGGTACAACTGCTGCTGGATTGCGTCAGGCTGGATTTTCGCAAGCTGCGCAGTTTGGTCAGTCTGATGCCGCACGCCAATTGCAGGCACAGATGGCAAATCAGGGTGTCTCTTTGACACTTGAGCAGGCCAACGCCCAACTGCGACAGCAAGCCGCATTGGCTAATCAACAGGCTGGCATCTCTGGTGCTGGTTTGCGTCAGTCTGCTATTGGTCAGCTTGGACAACTTGGTGCGCAACAGCAAAACCTTGGAATGTCTGGTGCAAACGCGGTGATGCTTGCGCAGCTGGAGCGCCAAAAACTTGATCAGCAAAGACTTGATGCACAGCGCAATCTTGAATTGGAGCGTTTGGGCATCACTAGCGGCGCATTGGGCTTGCAGCCTGCAAGGACTGGCGAGACATCAACACAGCCTTTGTATAGCAGTGGAATTGGCAGTGCATTGTCTGGCGGCTTGACTGGCTCTTATATTGGTTCATTGCTGCAACCTAAGAAGGCATAAGGAAATAAAAATGGCGACATCATTTGACATGGGATTGCTTGGCGACATCTTTGGCGGTGGCGGTGAGACTGGCCTTGAGGGCTACTTGACGCCAGCACAGCAGCAGGCAATGCAACGCCAAGGCTTGTTGCAGGCTGCCATGGCTATTGGTCAGGCCAGTGGCCCCAGCACTACGCCGCGCTCCTTGATGCAGATTCTTGGCTCTGGCGTTGCCGCCGGTCAGCAAGGCTACTCTGAGGCGCAGAAGAATGCCATCACTAACTTGCTGACAAAGCAGAAGATGGATGAGTACAAGATGGCTCAAGAGCAGCGCCGCAGGCTTGAGGAAATCTTTGGTGCGCAAGCGCCTACGGCTGGTATGCCTATGACGCCACAGCAAGCCTTGGCAGTGCCTGGCGGTCAGGTTGGTCCCACTGCTGAACGTGCTGCCATGATTGGTCAAATGCCAGAGGCCGCCGCAGTGTCTCCTGAAGACATGCGTTATGAGCAGTTCATGAGAGCGGCTCAGTTGTATGCCGCCTCAGATCCTGGCAAGGCCGAAGCCTATCAAAAAATGGCGATGTCAATCAAGCCCCGCGAAGAAGTCACAGGCCAGCCCTTTGAAGTGACTGGCGCTGATGGTTTGCCCGTCATGGTTCAGCAGTTCAAGGGCGGCAAGATCAAGACGCTGGAAGGCTTTGGACCAAAACGCGAAGTGGTGTTGCAGAATGTTGATGGCCGAGTCATGGCGATTGACAAGAACAAATTGGCTGGTGGCGAAGTCTACGGCACAGGCATCACGCCAGCAGAGCAAAAGCGTCTGGAGATGGAAGCCGCACGTCTTGGTATGGATGTCGAGCGCCTCAAGATGGAGCGCCAGCGCCTTGGATTTGAAGCTCGCAGATTGAACATTTCAGAGCAAGAATTACAGCGCGGCCAGTTTGAGCGCATGGAAAACGAAGATGGCGTGTTCTATGTGCCCAAGGTCCCAGGCTTGCCGGCAATCCCTGTGGCTGGCCCTGGCGGTGTTCCTCTCAAAGGCAAGGCGCCGCCAAAGCCAACAGAGGGCGAGGCAAACGCCGCAGGCTTTGCCGGTCAGATGGAAAACTCAGAGGCCATCATCAAGGCATTGCCTGCTGGATCTCAGCCAGGCGCTGGCAGTGGAATTGCAGGATCAGTTCCTTTTATCGGTGATGTTACGAAGAGACTTGTGCAACCCGAAGCCACTCAACAATATGAACAAGCAGCGCAGGCTTGGATTCGCGCAAAGCTGCGCAAAGAGTCTGGCGCCGCCATTGGCGTTGATGAGATGGCGCAGGAATATCGCACCTACTTCCCGCAAATAAATGACACGCCAGCCAACATCAAACAAAAAGCAGAGGCACGTCGAATCGCCACTGAGGCCATGAAGAAATCTGCTGGCAGGTCTTACACGCCAAGTGGCGGTCTGAATTGGAATCCTGCAACACAACAATGGGAATGAGGTTCTGAGATGCCACAAACAGTCAATGTAATTGGTTATGGCCCTGTCACATTTCCTGATGGGATGTCCAAGGAGGAGATGGCTGCGGCTTTAAGGAAGTTGCCGCCAATCCCTCAAGCAGCGCCTGAAGCCGAGCCACAAGAAGGCCCAAGCATGACTGAACAGCTTGGCCGTCAAATGGGTTTGGCAACACGTCCAATGGCGCAGGCCGTGATGTCTGCTGGCGGTATGCTGCCAATGGTTGTCGATCCTGCCGTCAACTTCTTCAACTTGGCCGCAGGTACTAACGTGCCGACAATGTCTCAGGCAATGCCTCGGACACTGACGGCCATGGGATTCCCAGAGCCAGCCACAGCCACAGAGCGTGTGGTGCAAGATATGTCAACAGCAGGCTACGGCGTTGCCGGTGCTGCCAACTTGGCAAGGCAGGCACTGCCTGCGGTCACATCGCAGACAGCGCAAGAATTCCTCAAGATGTTGGCGACCAACCCACAGGCGCAGGCTGCGGCTGCCACTGCGGCCACTGCCGCTGGCGGTGCACTGCGCGAGGGTGGTGCAGGACCAGCAGCACAAATTGGCGGTGCGATGCTGGCCGGCATGGTTGCGCCTGGCGGTCCAAAGCTGCCCATCACACAACGCGCTATTGCCGCACCCGCCACCGTGGTTCAACCATTCACTCAGGCTGGCCGCGAGGTGATCGTTGGCAATGTGCTGCGCAAGCTGGCGACAGAGCCAGACTTGGCGGCTTCACGCTTGGCGCAGGCCGAGCCACTTGTGCCTGGTGTGCGTCCAACTACAGCCGCCACGGCATTTGATCCTGGCTTGGCATCAGCAGAAACGGCCATCAGGGCTTTGGATCAGTCTGGTGCATTTGCCACACGCCTGTCTGCAAACCAGCAGGCATTGCTGGACGCCTATCGTCGCATCTCTGGCAAGCCTGGTTCTGTCCCATTTGCTGAAGCCAAGCGTACTGAAGTCACACGCCCAATGCGTGAAGAGGCGTTTGCTGGTGTCACGGTTGACCCTGTGACGTTCCAGAGTGGCGTCAACTTGGTGGTGAACAGGGCGATTGATAACGTCATGGCAAGCCCTGTTGGCGTGCGCATGGACGTTGAGAGCGCCATGAAGTGGGCGACTGATCGAGTGGCAAGGGCGAAGACTCCCATGCAGTTGTATGAGGTTCGCAAGGACTTGGCTGGCGCAGCTAGTGGCAAGTACAACCAAGAAAACCCAAGCCTGCGCCTTGCTGGCGGCCAACTGAAAGACGTGATCAAGGCCGTTGATGATGTCATTGACGCATCAGCGCCAGGCTTCAAAGCCTACATGGACAAGTACTCCAAGATGTCTGGCCCCATTGACCAGATGCGCATGTTGCAGAAAATTGAGAGTCAGGTCACGACAGGCCAGCCAAATCTCATGACTGGCGAGCCTGTGCTGGCCGCTGGAAGCCTGCGCCGCCAGTTGGCAAACAAGGCCGAGGAACTTGATCTGAAGCTGTCTATCCCAGCGCAAACGCGCTTGGACAACATCATTGACGAGATCAATCGCGGCATGGCGTCAACAGCGCCAGGCGTGAGAGCACCAGGCTCCAACACTTTCCAAAACATGAGCATGGGCAATTTGATTGGCCGTGTCTTCTCTGAGTCGATGGCCGACAACACCACACTGCGCACCATGACAAGGCCTCTTGATTGGCTCTACAAGCTGCCAGATCAACAAGTTCAGCAGTTGCTGGTTGAGTCTATGCTGGACCCCAAGCTGGCCTCTGTGCTGATAAGCAAAGCCAACATGATGAAGGTTGAGCCGCTGGCTAAGTCATTACGTCAGAAGGCTGAACAGCTTGGATTCGGCACAGCCGTTGGTGGCGCACAAGCTGTTGACGATGTGCCGCCAGAATTAAGATTTCCATTAGATTGAGATAACACCATGGCAACAATGCGCCCCACACCCCGCAATGAGCTTTTGGGCTTGTTGTCTGACGCCTACCAGTGGATGCAGTCACCTGAACGCACCCAGCAGATGCAAGGCTTTGCTGGGTTGCTTGGTACGACTGGCGTGCCTCAGACCGTTGAGCGCATGGCGTATGGCGAGCCACTGACCAACATTGGCCGCGCCAATGTGCCATTGCTCAAGCCTGAGACTGCTGATGCCTTGATGACTGTTGCGCCAATAGCAAAGACAGCGGCTGTGATGGCTGGTCGTACAGGTCGAGCAGTCGGACGCATGGCGGGTGAGGAGATCAATGCCGCCATGACTGGTCAGCCTACGAGGTCACTGCTTGGTCAGATTACGCCAAAGCCATTAAGAATGTCTGACACATCCTATCGCAGCTCTCATAATGCACCTGGTCCTGACTTTGGCGCACCATTGCATGACTTGACTGGTGGCGGTCAGATGTACCCTGCTGATGTCTATTCTGAAAAGGCGGCTCAGTACTATGGCAGCGGCAATCGTAGGGCAGACATTGAAGCCTTAAATCTAGCCAAACGAGTTCGTGGCAATCCTGATGCTGAAGTCACCATGTATCGCGCAGTTCCTAAGAATGCAGACATTTCAAACATCAATGCTGGTGATTGGGTGACATTGAGCAAGGACTACGCAAAGAATCATGGTGAGGCTGTCTTGCGTGGTGATTACAAGATTCTGAGCCAAAAAGTCAAAGCCAAAGACTTATGGACCAATGCAGACTCCATTCAAGAGTTTGGTTATCAGCCTCAACAATCTGAAGTTATCAGTAATCCTGGCCTACTCGACTGAGCCATAAAACGCAGCCACCAGCGGATCGCGTTTAATCTTCCGCTTCTTGGCCCTCTCCCGCGCCATCCTGAAGGCGTGGTCATCGAGGGACTCTTTGGCTCTCCACTTGTCCAGCCTCTCCTTGGCCGTCAAAGGCTTTGGCCTTGTCGCGTCAGAGCCGATGCCGTAGGAGTACACCGCCACCCAAACAGTGCCAACCCTGCGCCACTCTGTGACGTAAACCTGGCCAGATCTGCGCAGCTTGGCAACAAGTATCTGAGCCGACCGCTGGGTGCAGTAAGTCATGGCCGCCAGCTCATGCGCAGTCAAGCCCTGGCGCGTCAGCAGGTCAACGATGCGGGGCAGGCGCACTGACTTCAAGATCCATATCCCCATTCCCTGCACAGTTTCTTGATCTTGGCTCT